CACAAGCGTCGTAAAGCTATCTCTAAGAATGTTAAAGGTGGAGACGAAGTAGAAATGAATCCTAAAAAGAAAAAAGATAAAGGCGCAGCTACTGCTAATGGAGACGCTGAGATGGCAGAATCAACAATGCCTTCAGTATATGCTCGTATCTTAGAGAACCGTGCTGCTCATTATAAGAAAGCTGCACCAGCTCAAGATAAAGAAGATGGTATGGCTCCTATGACTAAGAAAGCAAAAGCTGATATGGAAGCTGGCGCTAAGATGGACGACACAGAAGAAAAAGGTCATGTAGATGCAGCTAAAGCTGGTCGTGCTGGACCTGCTCGTAAGCCAAGACGTAATGATAATATGAAAGGCGATAAGTCAGTTATACCTTCTGCTACTAAAATGAAAGAAGCATTTGATGCAGTATATGATACATCAACGTCACCTCTTATCTTTGAGAAAACATCTAGTCTTAAAGTTAATAGAAATCAGATCGGTCGTTCAGCAGATGAATTGGGTGGAAGTGGAAGTTTAGGACATGGCGCTCATGACTTAATGCATCCAGATGACGAGAGTGGTGCTAGTGCCTACGGTCATGTTGACAAAAAGACAAAGAAGTTCAAGGCTGTTCAAGTTAAGTTTGGTCATAGCACTTCGGCTCAGAAAGTAGCAAAAGCTATGGGTCATAAAGAAGTCGGTCCACACCATCATGCAATCGCTGATTATCACAATGAAACTAATGCCAAGTCCATGGGTCAAAAAGCTGGTGATAAAGCGTAAATTAATAACTAAGTAAAGGATAAAATATGGCTATTAAACCTCCCTCATGGTGCTCAAGAGCTGTTCCAACTACTCGTGGATGGAAACACTGGGCAACATCTGAAATTTTACTAAACAAATCGTTCACACAAGAACAGATTGATGAATTTTACGGAGTAACAACTAAAGCTGAACCAGAGGTAGTTGCTGTACCTGAGGAAGCACCATCTGAATTAGACGCAATGTCTAAGAGAGAGCTTGAAGCTCTTGGCAGAGAACATGGTGTTGAATTAGACAGACGCTCTTCTAAAAAAGTTCTAGTTGAGCAAATGAAAGATATATTAGACGTCTAAATAGGTACAAAGGCCTATTGGAGTTGCTATGATTAAACTGACTGAAGAGAACCTTCATCTCTACGCTGCTAAGCATTACTATAATCCAAAGTATATTGATGCTGAGGAGTTTACGGAAGAGTTAAAAAGGTTTAAGTATATAAAGAGATTATTTAATCGTTATATTGAGACTGGTAAATTATCTGAACGTTTAATATTAAATCATCTTGTGATTATGTTTAACGTTTTTGGTATGGAAGCAGGTTTAAATATCTTAGAGCTGAAACTACATGAGAAACATTGGGAACTAATTAATCCGTTCCTTGTGTTTCTTAATGCAGTTCCTAGTCATAAAGACATTGAAATGAATCAAACAGTAGTAGATGCACTAAGGAAAATTTAATGGGTATTTTAAAACGTGCTGGTGATCTAGTATATACCTTTAGGTTCTTAAAATTGTTAACAACAAATTTTAAAGACACTGAAGCATTTAAACTAGGCATCATAGATGAAAAAGGTAAGAAGCTAAGAAAGCCTGAGTCATCAGAAGATAAAAGTGCGTATACTCCTTTCAATAGGCTGGTTTATAATATTAAGAAGTTAATCCCTGGTGGTAAGCTAGGTTCATATGCTAGTGCATTGTATATGATAAAAGAGCATTTCTCTATATCAGAGAAGAAGATACAAGAGGCTCTCCAAGAGGTAGGAGTAGATCACCTAGATTTACTAACAGAGAGCTCTAAATGGTTTGTACTAGAAGACGGTAGAATGTCTCCAGGTCAATATAAAGTATCTGCAGACAAATTATTAAACGTCTCTATGGATGAGATGGTTAGAAGAAAAGATACGGTTATAGCAGACGAAGAATGCTATCCAGTTGGTAATATATTCGGTATTGATGTATATGAAATGACACATAGAAATACTAATCAAAAGGTTTATGTTACTGTAGAGGAGCTTTTAATATGAAGGAAAACTTTAAAGACGGAAAGAATCCTCAAGATAAAGGTGACAGTGTTAGACATGGCATTCCAAAGAAGTCATCTATATCAGCTCTTAAGAAGATTCGTTCTTCATCTACAGCAAGTAAACGTAAGAAACAATTAGCACATTGGCAGATTAATATGCGTAAAGGTAAAACAAACGAAGATGCAGCAGCTGTGAATACAGGATCAATTCCTAATCCAGCAACTACAGTCATGGGTAAAAAACCTAAAGAGATAAATGTAACAGATCGTAGACGTAAAAAAGGTACAACTGTATTACTGAAACGATTTAGAACCTATATGGACTCAGTAAAATAATGGCTAAGCTATACTTAATTCTATTTCTTGCTACGTTGATGAGTGGGGTCGGTTATGCTG